GTTCATCGAAATAGGTGTTGGGGATGTACTCTCCGGTCTGCACCTGCGTGTAATTCTGCTGGAGGTCCTGCTGACGGTCATAACCTACCCCGTAAGCCTCGGCTATCTTCTCTTTATCGTCAAAGGAAATCCCCGACAGGCCGGGGTCGTAAGGGTCAGCACGGAAAGCTCTCTCCTGAGCAGCAGCTTCACTCATGACCTGCCCGTAGGTAAGCTGACCGCTGTCCATAGACCGCGCCACGGTTCCGGGAGATGGTTGCTCCTGCTCCCCAATACCTTCGGATATGCGCATCTGGTCAAGCGGCGATAGCCCTGACAGGTCAGGCGTAGCCGCCTCGCTGACAGGTTTGACCATGGGAACAGAAGGCACCGTGGGAACCTGTGGAGGGGCTTCAGGGGCGTCGATGCCCTGTGCCACCAGTTGCGGTCTTATCAGGTTCCAGTAAGACTGCACTTCTTGACCTCTGCTTGACTCAGCCATGTGTTATATCGCTCAATGGCTGTAGGTGGCAGATGAAACGGACCAAGAGCCACCATACTTAGCTTTCTGTTTCTCCATGCATTTCTCAGCAGCAACCCTAGTCTTATGGAGATGACCACAAGTTCTTCCAGGGCTGGCGCGAAATGCTGTCCACCGTGTTTTCTTCATCTCCTATCTCCCCCTCCTGTCCGATACCGTCCCGCCCTGAATGTTCTTTCCACATTCATAGCAGCGGTACATCTGGACACGGCGTTTATTTCCGTTTTTCCACATCGGCTTGGTGCCGTTGCCGACGATATGCGTGGAGCGGCAGCGGGTGCACCTCATGCCGGATGGTATGCTTACTTTTTTGACCATTGGTTTGCCTCTCTTTGACTGGTTTGACTGCTACTTCCCTATCCTACCACGTCCTATCGGTTCTGTCAAGACCTGATATCGGGACAAAGGAAAAGGGGAGAGGCTTTTACCCCTCTCCCCTCGCTGGTAGTGGTTGTGACCTTTCAGGTCAAGCCGGGATTAGACCCCGCCCGATCCACCCTTCAAGAAGGTGGTGAAGGCGAAGATAACGACACCTATGGCGACGGCAAGACCCAGAATACTCTGGATACAGCTACCCTGATGTTTCCACCAGGACTGGACCATCTCTTCACCCTCTCAAAAAGAGTAGGGGGCTGGTGTATGGTCTCTACACATTTAGGAGAAACAGGTTCTCCACTTAGCTCGGGATTAGCATATCCACAGGACTTAGCTTTCCCCGAATTAGCCAGCATTTCGCACCTATAATTACTCATAGGGGTCACTAAACTTTTTCCGTCCATGACATCACCGGTGCCGGTACCCGTGATCAAAGCCAATTTCCCCACCTATTTCTAGATGGATTGGACTATATCATCACCCTGATCGTTCTCAGGGTGCGGGGCGCAGTGGAGCTTATTGGTTGAACAATCCTCACTCCTAGTCTCTACACCTTCCTGCCTACTTTCACTTTGTTCATTCGGCAGGCTTGGCTCGGGATTACCATGTCGTGAGTTAACAACTATCCAGCGTAGCAAGCGAACCTCTTTTTCAAGATCACTTATTCTCTGGATAAGTTGATTGACAGTTGACTCCATACGGGCGTAAGCAACGTTTTTGGCCTGGATGACGAGTTCAAGATTCTCAGGACGATTATCTGTCTTAATACTATTCTTGTGATGGACGACTTCCCAGCTCTCAAGAGGCCGTCCTAGCATCCTAGCCATAATCAGACGATGCTCTAAGATTACATTCTTATTCTTCCTTGCCATGCAGAAGAATGGGTCAGTTCTTAGAATACCAATCTCATAGTATCCGTATCCATTGAGATGGCGACCACCATTCCAGTTGTGGTTGTTCTCACCAATTCTTGCGGAACGAATCGTGGAGCAACTTCTACATGGTCTTCCGATGTATTCTCGCATCCTCCACAACTCTATGCCGCAATCTGGGCAGTGGTCCTTGTATTTCGTGCGCCTGTTGACGGTTATTCGCTCCCTGTCATTAATTGTCTTCCAGCTTGACCGAACTTTGTCAGCGCACTTCCTACAACGTCTGTCGGGATTCATTGTCCAGCGAGGAACGCCACATTCGGAACAAGTAGCATAGGTATATCTTCCTTTGTTGTTCTTGCCAATTTCATGACCCCAACGCTTTTCACCGACTACAGGATTGTCAATCATCTTTCTGTTAACTCATGATTTAGGCTTCCCCGAGTTCACCCCGTTTGCACTATGCCATTACTGGCATAGGGACCGCATTGACCCATTTGGGTTCAGTCGTGAGCTGCGAAACCACGATGTATGTCACGATACCGATTGCAACACCGATGAGACCCTTAATCATGAGCTTCAGTTATTCCTTTCCGGCTGACCGCCTTACTGAAAAACGCATTATCGTAAAAGACTTTCAATCCTGTTCAACTGGTCTTGAATAGCCTTTACCTGCTCGTGGAGTTGCCTGATCTCGTCATTGTAATTGGCCTGGTCCCCGACGTACCTGTCCATCTTGGAAGCAAGCTCGTTGACGCTGGCCTGGATACCGGGGATGGTAGCTGAGGAACCGGAACTGGATGAGGGAGCACAGGAAGCCAGTAACAGGATACCCGTTACCAGCACTAATACCGTAACTACCCTTACCAGCTTCATTAACTGGATAATAGCACAGACGTTCGTGGTTGTCAAGTACCTGTTACCGGATAAAAGCAGACCCCCCGGAGGAGGTCAGTACTCCGGGGGGTTGAGCGCAGGGGACATGATACCTATGGACTGGAGGTCAATCCTTGATACGGTTATCCCCTACTATCAGAATAGCACAGGCGTTCGTCATTGTCAATATCTGTTACCGGATAAATTAGCCGACTCAATATCAGCTCTCCTTAAACCGAACTATATTTGTACGTACTTTGAAAACTGAGCAACCAGCGCCCGTACATCTGCCTCGGTAAAATACAAGACGGCGTCGATGTGCTCATTCGATACCATCATCGCAACGTCGTATCCCGGTTCTTCAGCCGGAGCTATCTTAATATTTGTCCCGTTCTTCGGGTTTACTTTCTTCTGCATCTTCAAACTCCCTGATGTTAGTTAGCTTTCGTAATCGTCCATATTGAATCCTTCAGCATAACCGCCAAGGCTCGCAAGTGTTTCATCGTCACCGTCGAAGCTGACGAGAAAATGCGCCTGAACGCCGACGAGTTTAGCTGACGGATAACCAGCTTTCATCTTTTCGACCATACCCTTGATGTTGAATTTTTCGGGATTAAGTTCTTTGATTTCTTTCATAATTAGCTCTCCTTTGTCTGATCTATATTTGTTCCAAACAAATATCACCAATGGCTGATTGGATATCGGTGTATTTTGTTACAAGGGGATGATTAATGAAGATACATTTATCACCACAATCACCTATCACTCTGATCGGAGTATCAGTTCCAAGCGCGATCCCAAACTCAACCCAAGCACCTTTATATTCGTAAGGAATGGTCATCAACACAATAATTAAATCGGCGTCCTTCACTCCCCTTACATCGTCAATCGCGTAGTATTTTTTATCTTCAGGAGGTGCGTTGTTAGGATATTTAACCTCATTAGTCCAATCACAAGTAATTTCGTGGCCGGAACCACGTAGTAACTGATGTATGTATCTAACCTTGTCTTTATCTTGGTATTTCCCGGCTACATAAATTTTCATCTAAACTATCTCTCCTCTTTTCGGTAGTTTATTTCCTCGTGGTCAGGCTCAGAAACCCGCCCTGCTCTGACCGGATGCTATTTTGCCAGTTCCAGTTTCGACAATTCGCCCCACCTGGTTCCCGACTTGAACTCTGCTATCATAGGCACAGACAGGCTGACAACCCCTTCCATAACCCCCTTGAGCCACCAAGCGACATCCTGAACCAGTTCCTCGTCAACCTCCAGCAACAGTTCATCATGAATCTGCATCAGGAACCGGCATTGCTCTCGTGTGTACCTTTGCTTCCATTCCTTCCATGATCTCGCCATCGACAGCTTCGTGATACCTTGGCTCCCGGCCTGGATGGGGAAGTTCACGGCCTGACGCTCTCCGGCTTCCCGGATGTCTCTGATAGGACAGGACACTTCCGGTATATACCGCCTGCGACCGAACATATCCGTGACATACCCGTACCGCCGCGCCTGCGCAATCCGCTCATACTGGTAATCCCGGACCTCCGGGTAGACTTTGTACCAATCCTCGATGAGCTTGGCACAACTGTCCAGCGTCCATTCCGATACGTCCATCGGTTTCCCATCGACGATGATGTCCATAGCCTGTTCATGGATATTCTCATAGAGACCCTGCGGAGACACCATGTAGATGATAGAGAAATTCAGGGTCTTGCTCGGGTATCGGTATCTCGTTTCTTTCGCTATATCATGCGGGACGCCGAATATCCTCTCAGCCGTGCCCGTATGAAGGTCGACGCCCTTCAGGAACATGTCTATCATGGCCTTGCACTTGGCTTCATGAGCCTGAACCCGCATCTCTTGCTGGGAGAAATCACCACCCAATAGAATCATGGCGTTGCGATAAACCCTTTCTTGATTTTCTTACCCTCTTCACTCCGGGTCGGGATGTTTTGAAGATTGGGATCGGCACTGGACAATCTTCCCGTCTCAGTCCTCGTGACTTTCAGAGTCGTGTGAACCCTGTACACACCGTCATCATGCAGGACAGCCCTGTCCGGTATGCCGTCAGCATATGTCCCTTTGTTCTTGGACAGCCTTCGGTACTCCAGGATAGACGCTATAACAGGGTGGTTGATTTTCTTCAGTTCCCGGTCATCCGTGGAAGCACCGCCTGACGGAGTGCTCTTGGTCACCGGGAACCCCAGTTCCTCATACACCACCTTGGCGACCTGTTGCGTAGACGATGGATTAAAGGCATGGCCGACTATCCTGGCAGCTTCCTCAGCGGCTTTGACCATGCCCTCGGCATAATAATCGGACAGACCTCGGAGATAGGGAACATCAATCGCCATGCCATTCCGCATCATCTCTTTCACCATCGGGAGAACGGAGCAGTCAAGATGGTTGATGAACCCCAGGTTGCAGTCATCAATGAGTTCCTTCAGCTTCAAGTAGACCCGGAGCGTGGCATCGGCGTCCCTGACCGCGTATTGCACGGCATCTTCAAACGGGATATCTGCCAGTGACGATTCCGGCATGACACCCAGCACCTTCTCCACAATATCTCTCTCCGGCTGGCTTATCTGTCCCCACCTGTCATAGAGGTCGATGCCGGAATCAGCCTCCCTGTCATTGAGCATCTTGATGACTTTGCGAGAGATGTGCCACGGCTTCTTGACCTTAGTGACAATCTTACCCGCCTTGTTGTCCCATTTCGTTTCCTCGACTCCAGGGGGATCAGGCCATTCCCTCTGTGACACTTCGGTCAAATAGTCCAATGATAACTTGTACTGACCCGGCCTGACCACCTCACCATAATTGACCATCCTGATTCCACAGAGACGGTGGGCAAGCTCCTTCAGCCCTTGCGGTAACCCAAGATTGTAGGCCATGACCATCGTATCCACGAACCTGTCATCATCAACATCAACCCAGTCGATGTCAAAGAGGTAATTCTGAATGACGGCCTTGGCATCATGAGCACGGAGATTGACTCTGCCCTTATGATTCTCCGGGACAGGTATGAACCATCCGGTTCCCGGATACGCGCTTATCTGTGCCGACCAGAGCTTCGTATTCTGCTTCCACAGCTCCGTATCCACGCCATATAGCCCTGAGTCCCTGATCTCCTCGCCCATCCTGACCAGCTTGGCATCCGTGTCAGCCACGCGGTAATCAGGATCAGGATATTCGTCCCTGACGATGTACTCCGAGATATCCCTGCCATTCATGAGACCCCGCAGTATCTTGAAATCATCGACAAGGTGTCTCAGGAATGACGTGCTTCGCAAGGCTGCGGCCGGATGGTAGCATGGTAATATGGTTCTCCCGTCCACCCTGACCGGCTGACCGTGCAGGTGCTCCACCGTCCCGGCATCCCAGCCGAGGAACCACTTTATCGCCGTGGCTCCCATCGCTACGATGATGGACGGGTTCACCATCTTCAGTTCCAGTTCCAGCCACTTCCGGCAGGCATCGATATGAACCGGCTTCGGTGTAGCATTCTGCGGAGGTCGGCACCGGACGGTATTACTGATGTACACGTCGGAACGGGCTATGCTGCTTGATTGCAACAGGGAACTAAGCTGTTCACCAGCTCTCCCGACAAACGGTCTCCCGTAGCGGTCTTCCTCTTCTCCGGGAGCCTCACCCACCAGCATCACCTTCGCCGGAGCCGGTCCTTCCCCCGGCACCGGAGCCGTGCAACCCTTTCTCAGGTCGCAGGACTCGCAGCACCGGATGATATTGCCGGGAAACGGCAGGGTGCTCGGGTCGGGGAGAACCGGAATCGGACGTGAATTACGGTAATAGGGCACTGCTGTTCTCCTCTACCACTTCCCGAGCGGTCTTGTGGAATATCGATTCCTGGAGACGTTCGGGAAGGTCGCTATAGGCCATGTTGTATCTTTCAACGGCATACTTCGCCATCCGGTGCTCCACTTCCGTCCTGAGCATGGGGCTGAGAGCCACCGAGATAAAGCATCCGCTCATGCCCGACCCTCCTTCACCACTTTCTCAGAGTGCTCACAGCAGGTCTTGATGATCTCAGGTATCGTGACCCCCTGCTGGCTGAAGTGCGCCACGGTCTCGTCGTGCCAGTACAGGTGCAGGAAGTGGTCTCCATCCTCGACCAGCTGGTACCCCTGACGGTGGAACGGTCCGAGCTTGGCTATGTTGATGGCTAGTCCGATTGGTGTTGTCATGATTGACCTCCGTTAGTTATGTGTATTTGCGTGCCAGACCCACAGGTTTGGCAGGGTATTCGGGTAGACCTTCTCCCACGGATCAGGCTCGTTGCATCTGACCAGTTCCCCATCGCCACAGTCAGGGCAGATGAACCTGCTGGGCGTGTCCTCGGGCAGATACCACGTTGACATGCAGCAGGAGCATCGGTGCTTGACCAGCGTCGTCATAGCCGGAACCTCACTTTCCCGTTCTGGTTGACCCTCTCGCATGACCGGAACTGCTTTCCCCAGTATTGGATGTCTTCGTCGGTAGCCCTGGTCAAATAGGCACAAATCACGGGACGGCTGTGCCGGTGAGACGACCGGGAGATGTGGTTCTGGACACGGTTCCGGTAGAAGGTGGTTTCGTCAGCTGTGTTGGGCATATTAGTTACCTCACAAAGTAGAGGTTATCGTCGTCAGTGAACACACTCACGCCAGCAGCACGAGCTATGAAAGCTACATCGCGAACGGGGACTAGTGGGCAAGGAATAACAGCACACCCTGTTGGTAGGCTTTTCGCCTCTCCGATGATTCTCGCTATGTCTGAATCGACGTGCCATGGTATGAATACCGTGATTTCCTCATCCTCTTGCTTGTAAGTTCTGGTCTCTCCTGGAATATTGTCACTTGGCTTGACTTTACTCAATACTCCATCAGGAACATACCTTGCAATCCTCTTTTTCAGCATTCTTTTAACCTCCAACCTTTGATACCACTACTCTACCACACCCCTTGTCCCGTTGTCAAGCCCCCTGCTAATTTTTTTACCCCAGAGCGTCCACCACTCCCTGAGCCGTTTTTCTCCCGATCCCCTCAATGCTCTCCCATTCCTCCACCGGGGCAGTACACATCTCCCTGACCGACCCAAAGTGACGAGCCACCTCTCCCGACCTCTCCCATCCTATCCCCGGCAACTCGTAAGCCACTCTCCTGAGCAGGCTCGGTCTCACCAGCGTCACCCTCCCCTGCGGTGGAGCCACGTAAATCTGGTTGAGGGACTTGTGCTCCTCAGGAGAGCACTGGAGCATCCGGTACAGGGACATGACCTGCTCGGCGGTCTCCTTCACCGTATCCGACCTCTTGACCAGGATGCCGCAGTACACGGAGAGCTGGTCGAGGTACTGGTTGAATCGGTAATACGACGTTTCCGGTATCACCGGAACCCACCTCAGCGGGTCGCTGTCGGGGATTATCTCCAGCCTACCATCATCCCACGGACGGATAGTGCCCTCCACGATAAGTACAAGCTGGTTGAACCCGTGCTGATATACCTACCGGAATGAATACAGGCCACCATGTCCGGTATCTTCTTCCGCTCGACACTGACTCTGAACTCTCCGGCTCCGTTGAAGACGACATCACCGCAGGGTATTGGAGCTGGAATAGCTTTCGTCAGGTAATAGCGGAGATCGGAATCGTTGGCAGCTGTGGTGACAAAGATGGGGTTCACCGGGACACTCCTAATCGGATTCTGTCTTCCTTAGTCGTGACATACTCAAATTCACTAAACGGGACACCACGAACGATTCTCAGGTTTGACCAATACCTCACATACCTGACTAGCTCGTGATTTGTCCAGCTACTTCCGACGTGACTGTTTTTTACCTTTGTATCAAGCGGTTGGTACCTCATCGGAAACGGTTGTGCTCCAAGACTCCTCACTATTTCCAGTCGATGAAGAGCGTCATCCGGGTCATCGTCATGACCGATTAAAACATACACAGCTACTTTTGACTTGGGGAATCTTGCTGCACGCAACATTTCCCAAGCTCTCATGAACTCCGTCTCGTATGCCGCATAGTCCCAAGCCATACGTAGGTACTTTAGGTCAAGATCACGGAAACGATCTATGTGACGCTGAGTCAGTAACTTAGCACTAACTCCTTGGTTAAAATCAATTTTACTAAGATTTTTAACGGATTCAACCACCTTATCAAAATGGTAGTAAGGGCAAGCTGTGACGTTGTTGTCAACTATAATGCTACGCTGTGCCCAGTGACCTCTCATCCGTAATTTTCCTTCAATTTTCGGGACAATACAGAAAGAGCAGTTAAAGACACACCCATCTGATGTCTTGGTTGCATTTTTATTGTGGATAGACAATGGACTAACCATCGGGACATAATCCTTACTTGATATTCCTGCATAATCTGCTGCTGGTCCACCTATCTTGACGATATCACCTCTAGCAGTTAGTTCGATAAATCTATCGATGGCTTCCTGTAGTCTCCATGAAAATACCACGGAGATACAAGTCACATTACCCTCTCTCCACTCCACCAAACCATCCCTCCACCCATTTGTCAAACGTAACTGTGTACTGGTTATTGTCATTTCCCGCTCCCAAGCACCTGATTCAACAGGAAATCGAAGTTCAGCACGGGGTCAACCTGCAACTTGACCCCCGGCTTCACGGGAAGCACCCCCTTGTAGGTCTTGCCATTCAGCCCGGCATTGGGACGGCACTTTTCCACCGTCATGCCGAACTGCGTCACCGGGTTCCCGGCGTCGTCCTCGGCTACCTCTTTGAACGCTTCCAGCTTGACCTGCACCTTGTACCCAGTATCCGAGAACCCGGAGACCTCGTACTCGCTCGTCCGGGCGTTGTTAACATACTTCGGCTTGACCCGGTGGATCATGACCGCGCTCATCTTGGAATCGTAGATAGCAGCCAGAATGTCTTGCCACTCATAGTTCACCTGCGCATAGTGGAACGGCTGCACCTGCTCCAGCTTGCCGAAATGGGATAGCCGGGACAGCTCGTACATCTCGCTGGCCGTGTCGAACACGAAACACCCCTGACCGGCTCCGCAGGCTGTCAAGATAGCTTCCTTGGTATTGAACCACATCGTCTGATACTCAGCCTGTACCCGGTTATGGGGAGTCCTGACCCGGTATGTGTACACCTTCTTCCCTGACTCCTGGAACTTCCCGACCACACCCTCGCCGCCATCGTCCATATCGAAATAGAAGATGGGTGCCGGTCCCGTCATGGCGAAATGCGTCTTGGCTGTCCCGTCCTGACCGGCAAGGGCGACGATGAGACGCCTCGGGGTCTGGACGAACTCGTCCGTGAAACCCATCTTGCGGAGTTGCGCGATTACTGATTCGTTAGTCATCTGACCTCCCTCGATACTCTTCAGCCCCGTCATCACCGGGGGAGAACAGGGGAGCTTTGTCCCCTGTCCTTTCGTTCTTCAGGGAATATCAGTTATTCGGAACGGGTGATGGTGTCGCCGTCCACGTCGAAGCCGTTGTCAGCCAGAAGCTTGGCACCGTCTTCGTTGTAGAGCAGGCTGGCGATCTCGGAAGAGACGGATGCGAGATCGGCGTTGGAGAACGCGGCCTGAGCCAGAACCTGCTTGGTCACTTCGCCGTCATTCTCGTCAACCTGTGAGCCGACGAAATCGAGGAACTGCTTCTTCGTGTCGCTGTCATCAGCCTTGGCCGCAGCTGATTTCTTGGGAGCGGATTTCTTTTTCTCCCACGGGAGCTTGCGTATCTCGGAGGGGACGGTGATGATGCGCTTGCGGCCATCGGCATTGGCGCGGGGGGCGAGACCCTGGCGTACCGGCTCATCGACGCCGATATTGTAGGTGACCATGCCGTTCAGGCTGGAGATGTCTTCCATCTCGGCCAGCTTGTTCTCCGGGAACCCGGCGTTGATGAGGCTTTCCATCAGCAGGGCGAAGTTGCAGCCCTTCGTGATCGGCGTGTCGCTGACGAGCTTCTTGCCGTCCTTGGATACCTCGTAGCGTCCGGGGTCACCGATGGAGTACATCTGCATGACATCCTCTTCGCTGTCTCCGGGAAGCTCATAGGTGATGAGCGCGGCCACGGTCATGATCGGCTTGCCCTCTTTGTTCAGGGTCGGAGTCCCGTCCTTCTTGGTGTACGGGGCTACCCCGAACCGGCAGTCCTTCCAGGTCAGCTCGGTATTGACGGTCTTGAGACCGCCTTCCACAAAACTCTTGGGATCGAATAAACCCATATCGGTTCCTTCCTTTATTTCACGTATTTTTGTCTAGTAAGGTATGGGGGATAAGCTCGCATTGGATTGAACTTCAGTCCTCTAGGCATCACCTCCATTCTTTTTCTCGCGTCTGACTACTATCGATGATTGGATGACTCCAGGTTTATGACGTGCAATATACCGCTTAGCTGATTCACTGCTCATGGCATCAATTACAACAGTACGCCGCAGCGGTGGATTGTTCCTGCCGTCAAGATAACTCACCTTGAATCTCACTTCACACACCCCTAGTAGTCCTGCTAGATTCGCCCTAGGTAATTGCCTAGTAATACTAGCATAGTATTGTCCGGTTGTCAATACCCAATTTTCAGACTAATGGCTCCGGCACCCCGGACACGCTTCCCCTGACCCTCTGCATGAACCAGGCTGGCGCGAAGTGCTTGTACTTCCAGACGAACCACTTGAAATTATCGTCCACGAACAAGACCTCGCAGACATCTGCCTCAGAGTTCCCAGTTATTGTTGTTTTACCTTGTCTACGCGTAACCAGTGACCCATACTCAGTGGACACACACCATGTTTTACCCGAATAAGGGATAACTTCAACATTAGACGCAGTAACATCCACAAATTTATTGTCAGAAAATTGAACCTCGTAGCTGGAACCTCTCCTAAGACGCACATGACTTCGGTAATCACACAATACCAGCAGATGTTGTAAATCATTAGCCAGTTTCTCGTCGGACGTGTAATAGGTTCCCGATTTATCGGTTTTCCACGTCCCATCTCCCAACATCAGCCCATCAAGTAACGCTCTAAGTTCACGCTTCCGACATTTACGGAGAACCCATCTCGGTATAGACTTGTCACAAGATATAAATCTTTTAACGTATGCCCTTAATGTTGGTAACCTAAGTTGCTTACCTGTAGCAAAAAATCTACGTATACGTATTGAATCATACCCACTAATGACCCATCTGATTTTGTCTCCATTCCTGTAGTATGTGCTGCCTGAACCAACACGCATAGCAGTTCCAGCTGTGCTCTCCTGGTACTTCTTATAACTAATCCCCAGACTACACAACGTGGATTCAATCACAGCACAAACAGCATCCTTGGACGTGCTCTGGGTAATGCCGATCTTATTGGACTGGCTATCAATATGTCCATCACTTATGATAAGACCGACAAGCCTCAACCAATTACATCTGTCCACAATCAACGACCCCGTGGAGCGGTTATCCCTTTGGACGTGACCAGACACAGGTAGGCAAAACCTTGCTGGCAGTTCACTGGCTATCACCTTCTGAAGTCCGTTGGTTGTTACCTTGTCTCTGTGTTGGACAACAACATTATGGTCTAGCGTGACCATAGAATCATATGATGACCCGTGAATATGAACCATGTGTTTATCGTTCTCATGAACGTGTACTGACTTAACTTTGTTCAGACCTAATCCATTGAGATTAGTGATGCGTGTTCCGTCAAAATGATGTGGCAATAGGGAATATACCTTATCTCCCACCCGAATATCATCTGGACCTCTCCAGCCGTCCACAGTTAGAATCTGTGTATCCCAAGACAGACATCTCGTTCCCCGGCCACATTCCTGAACCAGTGTGTCCATCGCCAGGAAGCTCGTCCACTCGTCATCCTCCTCATGCCGTGCCTTGGTAACCGGATCACGGGTATCCGGGTAGGGGATTTTCCCGACGATGATATACCGGCAGGTGTCTCCGGCGAAGTCCCACCCCGTTGTCACCGTGGGGCTGACCAGCACTGCCGGGGGCTTCATCTCCTTGAATTTGTTAACAACCGTTGTAACATCCCCTGTTGAGTGGCTTAACATGATGTCCTTGAACCGGCTGTTTCTCAGCAACATCCTCGCCCGGTCGTAACTCACCGTGAAAACGATACCCTTCCGGTCGAGACGCCGCTGGATGATCTGGTCTATCCGGGAGCACCACAGCGTCGAGCCATAGTCGTCTATCCGGTGGTTCACCCGGACGGTGGGGACATGGACTATCGGGGTGTTCTCCGGTGGGAAGCACGACCCTACCTCCAGCCAATCCCTCTCGGCACCCTGCGGTATCCCGAGGTAGTCCAGCGTCTTATGGGACAGGATAGCGGACATCAGCATGACCTTCGGGACCTTGCCGAAAAGCGTTGTGGCGTGGTTCTGGAGCCATTTGGGGGTGAAAAGGTATCCATGTGCCACTTGCTGTATTATCCAGTCCTCAGTGACGCTACAGAGTTTCTGGAGCTTGGTCAGCACTGCCTTCGCGGTACGGAAATGGCGTGACAGCCCGGACGGCACCTGACCACCGGAGTTCCGGGTCTCGCGTATCTCGGACTCCATCTCCTCGACCATTTCCTCGAC